GTCTCAAACGCACTGCTTCGGGATTCCGGCTTAGACCTGGCAACAGAAGTGGCTTCACTTTTGGGTGAGCGAATTGGGCGCAAGGAAGCTCCCGATCCCACCACTGGGAACGGCACCCCCACCGCCCAGGGTGTTGTGACTGGCGCATCAACCGGTACATCTGGTGCCACTGCCACCACGATTACCCTCCCTAACATTATGGCGCTTCGTAATAGCTTGGATTTTGGTTATCAGCAGAATGCCAGTTTTATGATGCATCAGACGGTTTGGAACAGCATTCTTCAACTGGCTGACGGCCAAAGCAGGCCGCTGTTTTTGGATCTTTTGAACGGCAATGCGCCGCGTCTTTTGGGCTACCCCGTTATTGTTAACAATGCTATTGCTTCGAGCATTGCCACAACGAATGTCACAGTTCTGTTCGGTGATTTCAGCAAGTACTACATCCGCGATGCTGGCGATATCGAAATCGTCCGGCTGAACGAACGGTACGCTGACGCCTACGCCACCGGATTCCTGGCTGTTCGTCGGACTGATGCCAAGGTGGCCCAGTCCGCGGCAATCAAGAAACTGACTCAGCCTTGATGATTAGGCACCTGTTGTGGGGTGAACTGATGAAGGTAAGAATCCTTGTGCAATGTGTCACCACGCTGAATTCCTACAGCGTTGGTGACATCGTGGAAGTGCCGGAACCTGAGGCCACCGCCATGGTGGCCATTGGGATGGCCGAACACTTGGAACCGCCGGCATCAGTCACCCCTGGCGTCGAAACACCTGAGGCCAGAAGGCGCCGCAAAACTGAGGAACGCTGATGAACCTAAAGGTTCTGGTGCAGCCCACTGTTGAGCCAGTTTCCCTGGCAGACATGAAGGAATTTTTACGGGTTACCGCCAGTTCCGAAGATACCACCATAACGGCCTTGATTGCCGCGGCGCGTGAACATGTTGAACGGTTCACGCGCCGAACCCTTACATACACCACCTACCGTCTGACCATGGACGCCTTCCCTGATGGGGATATCGAACTGCCACGGTCTGTGGCTATTTCCGCCGCGGCCAACACCGTCACCGGAATCAATTATGCCACCCCCAGAATCAGGTACTGGGACACCGATGGAAATCAGCAAACCATGGTTGTTAACACGGACTATGAATTGCTTTTAGATGACAACCCGCCGCGGATAGTTACTTTGGCTTTGGAACTGTGGCCACTGACCTATACCGGCCAGCGCGGTGCCGTTGAAGTTGATTTTATTGCCGGCTATGGGTCTACTGCCGCAAGTGTTCCGCCAATGCTACGGCAGGCTGTTAGAATGTTGGTTTCGCATTGGTATGAACACCGGGAAGCTGTTGGCAACTTTGGTCAGGAAGTGCCCCTTGCCGTGGATTCCATCCTTCGTCTGTATCAGGATGGGGGCTACAACTAATGGCCCCGCCAATCATTGGAGCCTTGCGCGACCTAATTGAGCTCCAGTCAAGCACTGACTCAGTGGACACATACGGCCAGCCAACCCGCACATGGTCCACTTACGCGTCTGTTTGGGCCCGTATTGTTGGCCAGTCTGGTGGAGAATCGCAACAGGCCCTTCAGCAGTCCAGCCAGGTAAGCTACAGAATTACCATCCGGCGCCGAACTGATGTTGAGGCCAGCCACAGGGCAATCTGGGGCAGTAAAACCCTGAACTTTTTTGCCGTTTGGGACGATGACGGTGACCGGGCGTACACGGTGATTACCGCCGCTGAGGTGACGCCATGAACAACCAAACTATTCTGGATGTTTCCAACCTGCAATCACTCATTGCAATGTTTGACATTGCGCCAAAGGAACTAGATAAGGCCATCAAACGGTGTGCCACAAAGGCTGGAAGAATCATTAGGAAAACCGCAAGGGCCAAGGCGCCCAACCGCAAGTCACAAATTAAGATAGGCGGCAAAACCTACCGCTATTACGGAATGAGCGGATCACTTAGGAAAAGCATTGATTTTAATGTTCACAAGCCGAAGAACTTAAAGCCAGGAACAGTGGAATGGGCCATGGCTTGGGTGGTTTATGTCGGTGCAGCACGAAAATATAAGCAAAAGGTTTTTGTTCGCTGGTATAGACCGCGAAAGGAAAAACCTGCCCGCCGAAACTTTCTTATGGACGCAAGGCCTGTTTGGTATTCACACCTTGTGGAACAGGGCTTTGTCGCCAAACTTTTTGGCACGGCAAAACGCAAGGTGGTTCCTGCCAGACCGTTTCTCAGGCCCGCCCTTCAATCGGCCAAGGGCGAAATAGAATCCATGACTTTGCAAGAATTAAGGGCCCAGATTAGGAAACTATTGGCCAAGTCTGGTTCAGGCAAAAAGAGGGCGGCCTAATGAGCCTCCTGGGAAAACTCCTTAGGACTCATCTGGTGGCCCAAGCGGGCTACGCGGCAACGATACCTGGCGGAATATCTCCTGAGTCTGCACCAGAGGGGAATGTTGCTCCTTATGTCGTTTATCAGGGTGTGACTAGAAGCCGGGAACTGTATCTGGCTGGCACACCGGCAACCTATACAGAACGGGTTCAGTTTATGATCGTGGCTGAAACCCGATCCGCGGCTCAAACCGTTGTAGACTGGATCGTGGCGGCCATACAGGCCAGCCCGTCCCGTCTGGTGGTATCTGGAACGACCATCCATTCACTACGCGTGGATGATGAAAATGATCAGGCCGAGTTCTCCGCTGATGGAACGGATGAACTGGCGCGAGTCACCACAGTGGATGTGGTGGGAACCTATTAGGAGTTTTTAACATGGCACTAATTTTACCGGCTGGTTCGTCTGCTACCTTTGCCACGCTTACCGCTGGCAGCCCTGGCGCAACTACACTTATCGCAAACCTGATTAGTGTTGGTGGGCTGGCCATTAGCAGAAATATGGCCGATGTTACCGGCCTATCTGATACGGGCATCCAACGGCTGCCAGCCAGAGTGGATTTCGGCACGATTCAGCTAACCATGTTTCTTGATGATACCGTAACCGCCACCAACCAATACACGGTTTTTAAGACCCGAATGACTGCTGGCACACACACCAGGATTAGCATAAACCTGCCTGGCGCCAACATTGATGACCTTGAGCCCTATGACGGCTATATCACCGAAGTTTCAATGCCCGAAGTCAGCGCGTCTGATGAAGCGTTGCGCTATACTGTCACCTTGCAATACAGCAACAAATACTAAGGGGTGGCTAATGTCCTTAAGTCGTGAGTCGATCGTTGGCGCCGCAAAACTGCGGATAGTTCCAGTTGCCGTTCCTGAGTGGGGCGGCAATGTCAATCTTCGTGAAATGACTGCTGGTCAGCGTGACCAGTTTGACGCGCTGCAACTGGCTACTGATGAAGCAACCCGGTTTCAGGACATACGGGCCCGGCTTTTGGTCAATAGCATCTGTGATGATGCCGGCAACTTGTTGTTTACCTGTTTTGATGTTCCCACTGTTTCTGGCTTTCCTGCCGGTGTCGTGAACCGTTTGTGGGAAGAATGCCTGGAACTGAATGGCATGAAGCCAGGCGCCGCGGAAAAAAACTAAAGAGGCCCCTGAGGCGGTTTCTGTTTAGGATTGCCGCCACCTTGGGCATCACGGTTTCTGAAGTCTGTGAACGAATGTCATCCACCGAACTGAATGAGTGGATGGCCCTAGTCAGGTTGGACCCATGGGGGCCATTTCGTGACGATTTGCGCGGTGCCATTAGTGCATGGGCCGCCACCGCGGCATGGAGCAAAAACAGTAGGGTTACTGATTTTTTGATTCGTGACGCGGCCGAAGAATCGCAACCGGCAACTGTCGCGGAAGCTCGCGCTTATCTTAAAGCACTGAGGGCTGGCCATGGCTAAAACTGCTAATCTTTCCGTGGCAGTTTCATGGGGCGGGTCTGTCGCGGCAAAGGGCCTTGCCAAATTTACCGATGGGCTAAACGCCCTTGGATCGGTTGCCAACAAATCGCGCCGGGCGCTGGCTTCCTTAATGCCAACCAGTCTTTTTAGTGCCGCGGGCATTAAGAGCCTTAATGATGTGAAATCCGGCATTGAAATGGTTCGGGGCGTGTTCCAGACTTTTGTTGGAACCCCAATCATGGTGGCCAACAACATCATAAAGTTGGGCGCCGAAATGGAATCGGCAGGCATCCGCATGGGTGCCTTAGTTGGCGACATGGAGGCCGGCAAGGACATCATGAAGGCGCTTTCTGGCGCCGCCATGGCCACGGGTGTTCCATTTGCAGACATGGCCAAAGGCTTTCGTTCGCTGGTGGAAGGTGGACTGTCGGCTGAGGCCGCCGCCGAAACAATTGAGAAAACCAGAAACGCGGCCATCCTGATGGGTGGCGGGGCTGAAGGCTTTAACGCTGTTATCAGCGCGGTAAATCAGTTGCAGTCAAGTGCCGCCGCCACCGAAGCCCCGTTAAGGGCCTTGGAAGCGGCGGGCCTGCCGGTGTTTGAGCATTTGGCCCGCAAGCTGTCCAATGTTGTCGGCCAGGTCATTTCAGTTGACGAAGCCATGGAAATGGTGCGTCAGGGAAGTGTTCTGACTGCCACGGCGCTAGACGCGGTTTTTGACGCCAGCGCCGCCGGCAAAGTGGCAGACGCGGCCAAGGAACTTGAAAACACAGTGGAGGCCCAACTGGCGAAAGCACAGGCTTCATTCACTGAAGTTTTGCGAAACATTGGCCTAGAACTGTTCAAGGCTTTTGATCCGGCCCAGGCCTTGGCCGGATTCCGCGGCGCCATGGAAGGAATTTTGGCAATCGTCAAAAGCATTGCCACTACTTTAATGCCGGTAATTGATCCACAGGATAGGGCCACCAGCTTGGAAGCCACCTTCAAGTCTGCCAGAGACTTGACTTTCACCATTGCTGAGGAACTGATGAAGGGCGGGCTGGCGCTTAAGGATTACTTTGCCGATGCGGCCAAGCTTATGCGGGTGGCAATTCTGGAAGCAAAGATTCTACTGATGGAACAAATTAAGTTTTGGACCACTGG